CTTGACTTTTTGGCCCAGTTTTGATATAATGGTAGTGAAAGATGAGAGAAGATTAACCTTTGATGAGATTGAAAATGGAAAATAACGAAACATACTTTGTGGCAAGATTGTTCAAGAAGGGAAAATTCCTTTCTTCAGAAATCTTTGAGTCACTTGAAGAGGCGAGAGTTTGGGGAATGAAAGAATCCAAACGATTAATATCACATTTGGAAATGTTAAGACTGGGTGTAGATGATATTTGTGTTAAAATTGATAAACACTTTTTCGTATATGAAAGTAGTTTAGAAGAACTTTTGAAAAATAGTAAAAGGGTAATATGACAGAGAGAGAACGAATAACCATTGAGAATAAACTGGATGATCTCAGAGATAACACTGCAAGACTTGCTAGTGCAGAAGTTAGAGTAGATATGTTGAGAGATCGTAAGTGGATACTGGTGGAAGAACTCAAGGCACTTGGCCACGATTTCACAACCACTTGTGAGGGTATGGATGTAGTATTGTCTGCTCCACCTTCTATGAGATTCTAAAAAAGTTTGAATAAACACTTGACTTTTTGGCCCAGTTTTGATATAATGGTAGTGAAAGATGAGAGAAGATTAACCTTTACGAGAAAAATTATGGGTATGATGAAAGAAGAATTTATTGAAATGAAAATTGGTGTGGAAGAAGTTGAAGCCGGAATAGCTCACTTGATGAAGTGGGGTAAGAAGTCCTTCAAAGACCATACTGGTGAATGGGTTGAAGTTCGTACTTCTGGACAGTTGGATCTGTTCTCAGAAGAAATCACACCTATTGCACATTTAACTGAATCTGAATAAGGAGAATATTATGAGAAAAGAAATTGGAAAAGTTTTAGTCGCTATGAGAGAAGATTATAAACGTTGGTCTGATAGTTGTGCACGACACGACTCATACGTTGGATATTCCGATGTCAAAAAAGAAATGGAAAGAGAATACGGTGATGGTTTAGGTGTCATTGAAGGCCGCCGTTACTGGAAAATCATTTCAGATAAACGTGGTCAACGATCAGTTTGTGGTTTTATCGCTAAAGCGGGAGACAAGAAATTTCGTGAAGGTGATATGTTGAAAGCCGCTGGATGGAACGCACCAGCAAGGAACTTTGCCAGAGGAAATGTTCTTGACGGACGTGGAGTTAATGAAGTTCGTTGGACCGGAATAGGATAGTATGATACTTAACATTATCCCTTTTAACTTTTCTTTAAAGTTTATTATTTTATTGATTATAGTCTATTCCTATATAAGTTTTTATGACAAATGGAATTGGTATATAATGTATGTACTTCAAACAGGTAAATTATTTTCATTATAGAGAAATATTATGGCGAAGAAAAAAACAGTAATTGAAAGAAAACCACTTAAGATTAAAAAGACACGTAAACTCTCAGAAGAACATAAAGAGAAGTTGCGACAACGCCTTGCAGAAATGCGAGCAAAGAAAAAACCAGCCGAATATAAGAACGTAGCAAAATCAGTTCTTAATTTACCTGATGATGATAAATATTCTTTTAAAAATATTAAGGCATGGATTAAAGAAAATAAACTCCAAGCTAATGCACTTGTTTCACAATCGAAAGGTAGAGGGGTAACTCCACAAGCACGCCAACAAGCACTAAACGCTGCTGATGGTAAGAAAGCATATATTAGATATATGGAACACTACTTGAGAACAGGTGATTGGATTGGGTTGTTTTCCGGCGCAAATGAAGAACATAAGGTTGTTCCTAAATGTGTCGCGATGGCATATCATCCAGATGGAACACCTAAACGTTCAGCGGGTGTATTTTATTCTGATATTAATATGGTATGGAAACAAGATATGATTGAAGCTAATTATGTACCGGTGGAAACTATATCACAATGTGGTACAGTTGCAATTACAGACAAACAATTCACGGCAAACTTATGATTTGTTCATACTGTTATAAATCACAAATTATACCAAAGCATGATGTCGGTCATTGGTGGAACAATGAGTTGGATTCTGTTGTTGTATGTTCAGATGAATGTTATGCTCAACTAGAAATACTTGTCAAGGAAGGTACATGGATGGATCATAAACCAGAAGCCATCTTTGGTAAGAAGAAACATAAACTTAGTCCGAATTTTGACGGACCACAATCTATAACTGATAAGCAATTTACGGCAAAGATATGAGTAAACATCACACGAAGAAGAGAATAAAAAATAAACATCAACATCATGAAGATATGTTGAGACAAAAAATTGAAGAAGAAGTATTTGCTGAATCTTCAGAACAAATGACCAAATACTTGAACCGGATTGATTATTTGGTGGGCGGAAACAACGAACTCGCATCTATGTTGAAAATCGCAGAAGCTAAAGTTCGTGAGTTAGAAGAGAATCAGGAAGGTTGTGTACCTATTCCTAATGTAGCCGCAGATTGTATAATATTGGAAAATACTACAGAGGAATTTGAAAATTTTTAGTAGATACTTGACAATTCAAATATATATGTTATAATATAAGTAAATTAAAAATTAAAATATCACAGGGGTAGTAGAGGTTTCAATTTCTCCTCCTAGTATAACCAGCTAGGTACAATCGAAACCGTTCTCTCACTACATACTCCTGTGGTATTACTATATAATAATGAATACAATTTAATTAATGGAGAATTATGGTTAAAGCAGTGAACATGGATGAATCCCCCAATACACTAGGAACTCCCCCAAAAGAACTAAAATCAGACTATTCAATCGTTAATCCTGATGACGATGTAGAATTTGTCATTGAGACTGATAATGATAATTTAATATTAGATGCTGTATCTGAAAAAGCAATGGGCGGTACAGAACTTATGAAGAAGTGGCTTTTTGCTGAAATGGAAAAAAGAGAGCCGGGAGTTCAGGATAAATTTCAATGGATCATGACACGGGTTAGGGGTTTAGAACCAGATAAACAACGAATTCTTTGGATACATGATCTTGCAAATGATGGAGAAGTACAACATCTAAAAGATAAAGAAAATTGGAATAATTTTGAACGTATAGTATTTGTTAGTCATTGGCAACAATATCAATTTAAAACACATCTTGGATTTCCTTATGAAAAAGGAGTGGTAATTCAAAATGCAATTCATCCTATTCCGGAACACGAAAAACCTAACGAAGATGGTAAGATCAATGTGTGTTATTTTTCTACACCACATCGTGGATTAGAATTACTTTTGAATGCTTGGGAGTTTATGAGGAATACTCTCAAGGAAGGACTGAACGCGGAGTTAAACATTTATTCTAGTTTTAAATTATATGATCGTGGACATTTAGATGAGCAATTTAGACACATATATAAACGCGCAGAAGAAATGGATGGAGTTAATTATCATGGTACAGTTTCGAATGATGAAATCCGCGAAGCATTGAAAACACAACACGTTATGGCATATCCAAGTATCTATGAAGAAACAAGTTGTATTACTTTAATGGAAGCATGTAGTGCAGGATGTTTGTGTGTAGTACCTAATCTTGGCGCATTGCCAGAAACAGGAGCGAACTTCCCCTGGATGTATGGTTACGAAGAAGATCATGACAAACATGCACAAGTACATGGACATATTTTAGGCCGGGCTATTGCACATTTTTGGGATGATGATGTACAGAATCTTTTGAAGATACAACGTAGTTATTTTGATATGTTTTATAATTGGGAATTACGTGGTGGCCAATGGTTACAGTTTTTACATGCTATAGAAGATTCACCTGAAGTGAAAGCACAAAAAGCAGCTGTCCGAAAAGAAGTGGAAGAAGATGCTGAATACGAGATAATAGAAGATGGCACAACTAGTTGATTTTTCACAAATCTTTATTGGTTCATACATGACAGCATCCAAATTTACTTCTGTAGATATGGATGTAATTAGACCTGCTGTATTAAATGTATTACGCCTATATAGAAGTAAGTTTGTAAGTGAATTTGGTGAATTGATTTTATGTTGTGATTCTCGAAAATCTTGGCGTAAAGATATTTTTCCAAACTACAAAGCTTCTAGAAAAAAAACTAGGTCTGCCGCGCCAGTCGATTGGGAAAATCTTTATGAATGTTTGAATCTTCTAAAAGAAGAATTGATAGAATGGTTTCCATATCAAGTACTTGAAGTGGAGAAGGCAGAGGCTGATGATATTATTGCGGTTTTGGTGGGACTAGCAAATGAACGAACATTGATATTGTCAAGTGATAAAGATTTTGTTCAACTACATCAGTTTAATGTTAGACAATATTCTCCTATGCAAAAGAAGTTTGTTGAGGGGGATTCAAAATGGTCACTTCATGAAAAACTTATAAAAGGCGATGTTGGTGATGGTGTTCCAAATATCATGTCTGATGATAACGTATTCATTGATGAAGGTAGACGCCAAAAACCAATAACCAAGAAAAAGGTAGATGCGTGGTTTGAGTTAGATCCAGACATGTATTGTGATGCCGAAATGTTAAGAAACTATAATAGAAACAAACAGTTAATTGATCTAAGTGAAGTACCTGAGTCAATTCGTATAAATATAAGAGAACAATTTGAAACAACCGCAGTTGGTGACAGAAAAAGATTACTTACGTATTTCATTAATCATAGATTAAAAAACTTAACAGAAAATTTATCGGAGTTTTAATTTATGGCTACAAGAAGTATTCCATTAATATTTGAAGATATAGCGGCTGCAAATTCCATTAAGGCTAGAAAAAAAGTCTTATTGGACAATGAATCAAATCCTCTAAAGGACCTGTTAAGATATGCCTTTCATCCAGATATAAAATTTGCTCTACCTTCCGGAGCTCCACCATATAAATGTGTGGGTTCTCCTGATGAGTACAATCCCACATATCTATATCCCAATATTAAAAAATTTTATTTATATATTGAAGGGGGTCATGATGGACTTACTCAATTACGAAGAGAGCAACTTTTTGTATCTATGTTAGAAGGGTTACATCCTAAAGAGGCTGATGTTGTACTTCAAGTTAAAGATAAAAAATTAAAGTTTAGAGGTTTAACCTATAAATTAGTCAAAGAGACTTTTCCCGATTTAATACCATAAATGATTAATATA